TGCCGCCGGTGCCGGTTCCGGACGGCGCGTCTACCCACAGACCCCTTTGGCTTAACAGCTTGCCCGTATTGCCGGTTGTCGGGTTTATGCCCAGCGCTTCCTGCACGTTGCTGGTGTTGGCCGATATAGGCTTGTTGCCCCAGCCTAGCCCCTCCGTGGTCTTCTCGAGTATCTGCCCCTCCTGTGCGCCGGCGGTGTCAATGGCTATGGTGGCACCCTGTATGCTGATGCCCTCGCCGGCCTGATATGCCGGACTGCCGCCGTCACCGCTGCCCTCCATCCAGTTGACAAAGTCTTCGCGGGTGCCTTCGTGGCCGGCATCCAGCCACTCTTGGTATGCGTCCTTGCCGTGCAGGGGGATGGGCAGGCCGTAGGTGGCGCCGCCGTCGAGGGAGAACTTGCGGTAGCTGTCTCCGGGTCTGTATCCGGGGTGCCAGGGGTCAGAGATTGGGCAGGTCTGCATGGCTGCCAGGCTTTCGCCCTCGTCCAGCGAGATGCTGAAATCCCGGCGTATGCTGCCGGTGGTGTTATAGACGCGGATGCGGTTGTCTCCCGGGAGCATGAGCGGGTGCCAGTCCGGCTCCTGCTGGGGGTCGATGGGGCTGGCGGCGAACTGCACGCGATAAGGCTCGAGCGGGTCGGGCAGGTCGTGGATCGAGACCGGATCGCCCCAGATGCCGGCGGAGGTCTTGAGGCGCAGGAAGCGTCCGGAGGCGCTGTGATAGGCGGCGGTGCCGGCGGGGGCTGGTAGGTCTTTCCAGTCGGTGGTGGCGTCCGGGTTAAAGAGCAGTAAAGGCTCTATGGATGGCATGGATAGCGGCAGGGCCTCGGTGAAGCTTTGGCCGCCGTCTATGGAAAATCTATAGAACCGGTCGCTGCTTTGCAGGTAGAGGTGCCAGTGCAGGTCGGCGGGGTCGTCGGTGGAGTTGAAGTTGACGATGAGCGGGTCGGCGGAGAGTCCGTCCTTGACGATGACTTCCCAGTATGCTGTATCCTGGCGGCTGGCTGGCGGTTCGTTGCCCAGGTTGTCATCAATCAGCGAGCGCCACCAGGCATGATTGTGCCGGACGGCGGCATTGAGGCTGTAGGCGGTTTCCGCGCTCCACTGGCCGGCTGGATAGACGCCGGAGCCGTCGGCGCCGCGCGGGAGAGTGAGGTCGAGGATATAGGCGCCAGGCTGGCCGGGCGCGGGGCTGAGGCTGGCGGCGGCCTGCGGACCGGCCTGGATGAGGCCTATGGATATCTGCGGGGCGATGGGGGCGGGGGTCTGGCCGTCCTGGGGCGCCGGGATGCTGAGCAGCAGGTCGTAGACCCCTTCGGAGACGAGGTCAAAAGAGGCGGAGGGATCGCCGCCCTGGGTGAGCGTCAGGCCGACTTCGCGCAGAGTCGGCGGCGGTCCCTGGGCACCGGGCAGTCCCTCGGGCAGCTCCAGGGCGCCCATGGCGGTTTCGAGCTGTTCGCTGATATAGGCTTTGACCTGGGCGGTGGTGGAGTACTCCGGATCGGAGGGGTCGGGGGTTTCGCCGCCGGAGCCGTCCGGGATATAGACGCGGTTTTTCAGGACGATGGGGAACTCGAGAACAAAGGCGGTTCTGCCTTCGGCGTTGAGTCCGCCCAGCTCGCCTTTGAGCGGCAGCTCCTTCAGCTTTTTGACGGCGGAGCGCAGGGCTGGGCTGTCCAGCTCTGGCAGCTCGATGCTGACCATGGTCTCGCCGTTGTCGCCCTGATAGACGCTGATGCCGCTGAAGCGCTTGACCGGCGGCATGGTGAGCGGGTCGTAGTCTGAGTCGATGGCAATATACCAGGAAGCGCAGGCGGCCAGCTCGGCATAAGGATAGGGGGCAAGCTCGGCGCTTTCGTCGCTTCTTTGGACGGCGGCGCGCAGGTCGATGAGCAGCCGCGCAGCCAAAGCCAGAGTTAGCCTAGGGGTTTCGGCGCCCTGGTCGAGGCCGTCCGTCCATGCTCCGGCGCCGCCCTGCAGGCGAAGTTTGCCTTTGATGTTTTGCATAGATTATTCCGTTATCCGTCTTTTAGATATATACGCAGGCGGTTTTTCAGAGGTTCGCCTCGCACCAGCCGGCCTGGTTGGATGCGCAGTTGGCGGGGCTGCCGGAGTTGCCGCTGTGCTCGGCCTGGTTGCCGCGGTAGGGGACGGCCAGCGAGGCGTAACGGACGGGATGGCGAGCATTGGCGTTGCAATCGGCGCGACAGTGGCTGATGCTGCCGCCGCTGTTGCTGTAGAGGCCGTAGGCGATGGCCTGAGAGGAACCGCCTATGGGGCGGTGGGAGGTGGCGCCGTCCTTGTCGGTGGTGTATGGAGAGGGTCCCTCGGCGACGGCGAAGGCCTGGCTGGCGGCGGAGCCGCGGAAGTGTGAAATCTCACCGCCGCCGGAGCCAGCGACAAGAGTGGAGTTGGCGCGGGCGCTAAGGGCGTAATCGTAGATGCCAAAGGCGCCCTGGGAGTCGCTCCAGCTTTGGCCGGCGCCGGAGACGCGGACGCGGTTGGCGATGGATGCCGAGCAGCTGCGGTGTATCCAGCCGCCGCAATTGCGCCAGGCATAGGCGAGGCTGTCGGCTCCGATGCGGCTTTCGGCCTCGAGGTCGATTATGGCGCGGCAGTTGTAGAACACGGCGCCGGGGCAGTCGCTCCAGCAGGCGGAGCGCAGGATGGTGTCGGCCTCGCCAAAGGGCAGGAAGGGGTCTTTTTCTTCGTCCTCGCCCTCTTCTTTGTCCTCGCCGTCCTTTGGCCAGTCGTAGCTGCCGCTGCCCCAGCCCGGCCAGCCAGGCCCGCCAGAGCCGCCGCCGGAGCCGCCGCCGGCACCGCCACCGCCCCAGCCCGGACCGCCGCCGCCATGGCCCGGCCTGTCAGGCTTTTCGATGATTTCGATAAAGCGGTGTTTAGGGTGGTTGAGATTGTGGATTTGCAGCTTGATGGATGCGGTGCAGTCGCGGAATGCCGAGCCTGGACAATTGCGGACGCAGTCCAGCAGGGACTGGACCAGGAAGCGGACCTTGTCGCGGTCTTCGGAGAAGCAGTGAATGTTCAGAATGATATTGAAGTCGAAGCGCTGGAAGATCACGCCGCGGACGTTTTGGACGACGGCGAGCCGGCGCTGGATTTTATGGGTGGCCTCGGGCAGCGAGGAGGCGCTCAGCTCTATGTCCAGCGGTATTTCCAGGCGGCAGCGCTCCTGCAGGGGGACCAGCTCCAGGTGCAGCTTGTAGTCGCGCCCGAGGCCGTCGAGGAGGAACTCCGGCGGTTTTTCCGCGTCCGCCAGGTGGTCTCCCTCGACGAAAACGCGGATGCGATCGCAGCAGAGGTTATTGCAGACACAGTGCAGGGTGTCGTCCTTAAAGACCTCGCCGAGTCGCTCCGCCGGCAGGATCACTGGCCCCTTGGGGTAATGCCTGGGAGCCTCCTCGCCCAGCTGGCGGCGCCAGGCGGTGGTCATGACTGGCAGCAGCCAGCGGTCGGCGGTGACTTCGGCTGGTCTGAGCAGGCCTTTAAGCATCCTCGATCACTCCCTCCAGCAGGGCTATGCATGGTCCCTGCCAGGATGCAAAAAGATTGCCCGGCGGGTGATCCTGGGCGATGCGCGGGTAAAGCCTGCCTTCTATCTCCTGCAGCCAGGCATGGCCGATCAGATAGTAGAACACCGAGTCGGTGGATACGATAGTCTGCTCGTCGGTTGCCGCGATCAGCTCGCAAAGCGAGTCGCTGATCTCGCCGGCGATGATTTTGGGCGGGGTGAATTTGAGGTAGAAGAACTGCGTCTGTGTGCTCAGGTCGAACTCGGCGGCGGGGCAGGAGTAGGCCTGGGCGTTGATGGTGGCCACGCCGGCGCAGAGCGAGTCGGGGTTGGAGCCGTCGCAGATGCGCAGGCGCGGGGGCTGCTCGGAGCCGGTGCCGGGCAGCGCGAGCAGCTCGAACATGCCGCGGCGCGGCGGCTCGCCCAGGTTGGCCGCGCCCAGCAGGATCAGGGCAATGCCGCTGGAATAGGCCAGCAGCCTGGCCTGGCCGCGGATGGCGGGGGCGAGCTGGCCGTCGGAGTCAAAGGCGACGTAGTCCTCGCCTTCGGCGGGGGGTACGGCGAGGCGCACCAGAGCCTGTCCCATGACGCGAAAGCGTCCGGTCTGGCCGGAGGGGATGCTGTCCAGCGCCACTGCCAGACTGCCGGTGTCGTCCGGTTGCGGGGCATGCGTGCTCAGGCTGCAACGGGGCAGATCGACCAGGGTGGCAGGCTTGGCCTGGAAGCCGGCGAGGACGGCAGGCTCGCCCGGCTCCAGGCTTGCGCCGCCGTGGTTGACGGCCAGCAGGCTGCCTATGTCCAGGCCGGCCATAAGGGCGGAGCCGGAAGCCGAGGCCAGGCGGTTCTTCTCGGCCTGGGCGGCGCTGAGCATGGCGTTCCAGTCTTCTGCGCGTATGCTGATTTTTTGTCCCGGGCTTACTCTGTCCATGTCAGGCCTCCTCGACCACTGGGGTGAAGGGCGTGGTCTTGATGCCCAGCAGGGCGAAGTCGGCCACCTTGTATAACTGCTCGATGTAGTAGCCCTCCAGCCTGGAGCCGGCTGGCTTGTCCTCGCCCTCGCTTTCCGGGCGGGTCTTATACCAGACGTAATCCCAGCCCTGCTTGGCGGGGATGTGCAGGCCTTGCACCGTGGTGGCGCTCTGATTGGGGATGACGGAAAACTGCAGTGATATCTCGTATTGGTCTTCGCGCTTGCTGCCTCGGCGGGTGGCCGAGAAGCCGTCGAAGCGCACCTCGCCGGCCTCAAAGCCGCGAAAGGCCTTGGAGTTGACGCAGCCTTGCAGCGAGCTGAGGCGGCGGATGTATGATATCTTGAATTTCTTGTAGGTCATGAAGTGGGTTTCGGAGAAGGTCAGCGAGGGAGCCAGTATCTCCACGCCGTTGATATTGCCGGCATTGTCCACATTTATGGCGCCCTGGTAGTCTGGCAGGCCGGCGGACTTTTTCAGCGTGCGCAGGCTGTGGGTGATGTGGCGGGTGCCGGCGGCGCCGGAAAAGCTGATGGTGCGGTCTCCGGCGTCGCGGTCGTCGTCGGCGCTGGTGGGCGATGCTATGCCGGAGTACTCGTAGATGACGCCGACCTTGTACTGGTGCTCGTCAATCTTTTCGGTGATGCGCAGCTCTTTGCGAGCCATGCCGTACATGACCGCCGGCGCCTCGGCGCGCACGGCCTCGAGGGCGTAGTGCTCGGTGGTGGCCGGATACATGACGCCGTTGACGGTCAGGTAATCGCCGTCGGCCTCTACGTCCTTGACGTGATAGACCAGCTCCAGGCTCTTGTATTTGCCGGAGCTTTCCATGGTCTGGATGCGGTCGGCGAAAAGCTCTCTTACTTCTGCCATGATAGTCTCCCTTAGGTAAAGGTCGGGTTTTCGGTACGTCTGAAAAGGTCGATCAACTTTGCCAGATTTGCCGCGGTGGCGCGGGTATTGCGCGCGGTCTCCTCCTCGGGCTTATTGGGACCGCCCAGCAGGTTGAGGATATCGGCGGTGATGAAGGAGCCTAGGGGCTGGCGTGCCTGCTCCACCGCAAAGGATGCGGCATTGGCCTGGGCGCTTTCGGCCTTGGCGACCAAGTGTGAGATGTGATCCTGGCGGGCGAGGACGGCGCGCAGCTCTTCGGATAGATCGCGCAGCGACTGCGGATCGTTTTCGCGCAGGGCGTCGTCTATGGCCTGGCGCAGGGTGTCCTCCCTGCCTTTTTCGCCTTGCATGGCCTCGGTGGCCTTGGCGAGCGCTTCGGCAAAGTTTCCGGAGCTAAAAATAGCGTCCAGGCTGGACTGCCATTGCTGCTCCGTCCGGTCGGTAGCGCGTCGCTGGTCTGCTGCCCTGATATCAGCCATGACGGACTCGGACTCGGCGGAGGCGATCTTCTGGCGCTGGCGCTCCAGGTTGTTCTCGTAGCTTTCCAGGCGGCTTTGCAAGTCGTTCATTTCCTGGCCGGCGGCTGACAGCTCGTCATACTTGGCATCTATGTCCAGTTGCAGCTCGGCGCTGGTCTTTAGGCCGGATAGCTGCTCCAGGCTTTGCGTGAGTGCGTCCACCTGACTATTTACAAAGAGTAATTCGAGATTGATATTGTTAAATTGATCCTCGTCGAAAAGCTCGTTGCCCTGCTTTTTCCATTTGGCCAGGCCGGCCTGATCTTCGGTGAGGATGTCCCGGCGCTTTTTGGCTTCCTCCAGCGCTGCAGCGGTTTTTTCCTTTTCGCTGTCCAGCTCGGAGCGGCTGCCCTGGTATGACTGCATCTTCGCCACTTCCAGGCCGGAGATTTCGCCTTGTATCTTTTCACTTTTTTCCCTGGCCACTTGACGCAGCAGGTCTAGCTGCTCGCGGTACTTTTCATTTTGCCGGTCCAGCTCGTCGAGCTGGCGCTCTACTGCGCTTTTACCCATGTCGGCGAGCAGCATTTCTAGGTCGCCGATGCTTTGGCCGGCGTTTTCGATGGCCTCCCGAGCTAGGGTGGTGTCCGGCGGCACTATGTCAAGCTCGATCGGCTCCTGTAGCTTGGCGATTTCCTCGTCAAGCTTTTGGAGCCTGGCCTGAGCAGCGTCGATTTTGATTTGCGCCTGCTCCTTGATAGCCATGTTTTGCATGGCTCTTTTGACGCCGTTGCGCTTGATCATGGCATCGCGCTCGGCCTTGATTGCCTCGATGTTGGCCTGCATCTGCTCGCGCTCGGTCTGCAAGCCGGGGAGGCGTGCCTCGTTGGCGGCGCGGGTGAACTGGCGCTGCGCGTCGGTTGCCAGTGTGAGCTTGCCGGCTATGGCATCGAGCTGGGCGAAATGGCCTGCGCCGAAAGGCTCGAGCTGCTGCATAAGGCGGTCTGCCTCGATGATCTCGGCATTGGTGAGACGCTGCTGGCGGGAAAGCTCGGCCAGCTCTTGCAGGCGCTGCATCTGACCGCCTGCCTGAGTTGTGTCGGCGGACTTCTGCGCGTTGAGCTGCTGCTGTTTTTGCAGCTCGGCATTGAGGCGTGCCTGCTCGTCTGCTGCCTTTTTAACCTCTGCGCCCAGCAGGCGCATTCTGCCAATAAGCAGCAGCAGGCCTCCGGCCACCAGCATCAGGGTTGCGACTATAGGATGAGCGGCAAGCATGGTTAGGGCCGCCTGTAGGCCGGTGACGGCGGTGGAGCAAAGACCTGCGGCAAGGCTGGCTCCTTTCATAGCCAGCGCCAGCCCCATAAGGCCGGCGGCAAGGGGCACGAGCAGGGCACCCATGCCGGTAAAGACGGCGCTAAGCTGGGGGGTGGCCTGGATAAGACTGGCTATGCTGCCAAAGACATTGGCGGCAATGCCGGCGCCGAAGCTGAGAAAGCCCTCGAGGCTTTGCCCTATGGCAATGACTAGCGCCTCGAGGGAGCTTTTCAGCAGGCGCAGAGCGCCGCCGAGGCCGGACTCCATGTCGCTGGCAGTGCTGGCGGCCTGGCCGTCGATTTCGGCGAGTTTGTCGATAAATTCCTGCATCTCGCCAACGTTGCCGCCTAGCGACAGTCCGACAAAGGCGCCGCGCATGCCGAAGGCCTCCTGGGCGAAGCTGATCTTTTCAGCCGACCCCATGCCCTGCATGGCTTTGCCTATGTCCAGGATGATGTCCTTCATCTTGCGCAGGTTGCCGTTGGCGTCGGTGGTCTCGATGTTAAAGCCGCGCAGGTACTCCCTGCCGCCGGCGGATGCCATGCGCATGTAGGCGCTGCGCAGGGCGGTGCCGGCTTGGCTGCCCTTTATGCCCAGATTAGCCATGACACCGATGGCGGCGGAGACGTCCTGGATGGACTCTTTGGCGGCGGCAGCCTGCGGGCCGGCGTTCTTGAGCGCCTCGAAGAGATCGCTCAGGGTCTGCGCTGAACCGTTGGCGGTGGCGGTGAGCACGTCGGCGACCTGGCTCATCTGGGAGGCCTGGAGGCCGAAGATGCGCATGGAATTGGCGGCGATATCGGCGGAGCTGGAGAGTTCGGTGCCGGTGGCTCTGGACAGGTTCATGACGGAGGCGATGGCCTGGTCTATCTGGGCGGGGGCAAAGCCCATGCGTCCCAGGGCAGTCATGCCGCCGGCGACCTCGGAGGCGGAGAAGGCGGTATCGCGTCCCAGCTGCTTGGCTCGATCGGAGAGCATGGCGAACTGCTCGGCGGTGGCCGAGGTGACAGCGCCGGCAAGGCGCATCTGGTCGTCAAATGAAGCGTAGGTCTGGGCTATGGGTGAGAATATGTTTTTGAGCGAATAGTGCGCGGTGGCCAGGTTCATGAAGGTCTGGGCTGCGCCGCGAGCAAATTTGTCCACCAGCTTGGATGCTTTGGCTAGCCCGGTTTGCAACTCGGCATCGTTGAGCGTGAGCCGGATAAAGGCCTGGCCGGCCTGTATGGAGGATGGAGAAGCCATAGGGTCTCTTTAGGTTTTGCGCTTATCGACGATTTTGATTCCTGGCAGGGCGTTGGCCAATTCGAGGAGGGACATTCTGGGCTTGGCTGCGGGGGAGGCTGTTTGTTCGATAAATGGGTTTAGCTTGCGCGGATCCATTTGTTTTTTGCCGCCGGCTGAGCGGTATATCGCGGTAACGGTGGCTGCGGTGCGCCACCAGTCGTAGGCTCCCTTTTCGATGTACATGGCGTGCAGCTCGCGCAGAGTGAAGGGGGCAGGGTCCAGGCCTAGGACTGCGGCGCAGGTGGTAATGAGGCGCTCGACAAGGCCTGGTTGAGTATCTTGTCCAGCTCGCCGCTGGTCTCCATTTGCTCGATCTGCCGCTGCGCCGCTTTTTCCTGCTCCCTGGCCTTGGTCAGTATCTTGTCCAGCAGGCGGCGGCGGGCTAAAGGGTAGAACTCGACTATGCCTTGCAGCAGGGCTGCGCCGGCGGTCTCGATGGTCTCGCCGTCAAAGGCGGCGGCGAACTGCTCGGTGTCCAGGGCTAGTTTGTCGGCCTGGGGCTTGAGGACGGCATAAAGCGTATCGACAAGCAGGACCGGATCGCGGGCGAGCTGATGCAATACGGAGGTGTCGGGGTTGCCCTGTGTGTCTATGCTGACGGCGGCGGCCAGGTCTATGCCGGCAAGCGCCCTGACGCGCCTGATGGCTGCCACGTCCACGCGGCAAAGCCAGGCGCGGCCTGAGGTGTCTTTGAAGCTGATCATGTATGCTCCTGTGTGTAAAAAAGCGGCTGCGTCCTGATGGGCGCAGCAGCCGGTAGCGAAGACGCGCCGAGGCGCCGGGTAGCCTAGGATATAGTCAGTGTGGGCACGCGGTCGGTGTCGTAGATGGTGGGCTTGCAGGTGACCGAGAAGCTGATCTTGTCCTCCAAGTCCTGGGTCTGGCTGCACTCGGTGACGAGACAGTCGGCGTCCAGGTCCAGTATGCCGTTGTCCGGGGCGTCCACTACGCGCAGGGCTATGTAGTCGGTGCCGCCGCCACTGGAACCGGCGAAGGCTTGAAGAAAAATTTTAGCTTCGGTGGAGTCTTTGGCCACGAGCACGTCGAAGCTGATGGTGGCCTCGCGCAGGCCGCCTGCGCTGACCTTCCAGCCTTTGGCGGTGCGGGTGGTGACGTCGATCTCGCCCTGGTTGAGGGTTACGCTGAGGTCTCTGACGTCGAGTATCTCGGTGTTGGGCGTGCTGCCGGCGCTGCCGGCATAGAGCTTGGCATCTCTGCCGAGCAGGTAAGTTTTGACTGCCATGATGTCTCCTTGGTTGGTTGGGGGCTATATGCTGTTAGCAAACATTTTTATTAGGGTCTGCTGGTTTTTGTGCACTGCCGGCAGCATGTAGGGGCGCTGCTTGTAGCGGCGGGGACGGGGTTTTTCGACGTCGGGGAAAGCTTTGCGGTCAATGAGCTGGGCGCGCAGGCGGGCAGCGGGGGTCTTGATTTTGCCGAAGCCCACGCCCTCGATGACGGGCAGGCTGGAATTCTTGAGCTTGCGGCGGGGGGTGATGTAGCCTTCCTTGAAACGCAGGGGGCCGTAGCTGCCGATTTTGTAGCTGCGCCGACGGCCTTTGATGTACTGCACGCCGCCGGCCTCGTGGTAATGCCCGGTGAGGCCGCTGACGTGAGCCGCGGGGCCGATGATGGCGCTGCCGGCCTGGCGGTCAACATGGTACATGATGGACTTTTTCAGGCTGCGTTTTTTGCCGCGGGTGCGGGGAGCCTCGCCGGGCAGTGAGGTTTTGCGCTCGCTCTTGCGTATGGATGCCTTGGCGCTGCGGGCGATCATGCTGGCCGCCTTCTGCAGGGGACTGGCGGCTGCCCAGCGAGCGCGGGCAGTGACGGCGCGGGGGGTCATCTGGACTTTTGTCTTGGCGCTGATCATGGCGTGCTGATGTACTGGGCGGTGATGGTGAGGGTGGCCTTGAAAAGGCGGGCTTGTTGCATGCTCTGGATGTCCAAAGGAACATACTCGACCTCAGTAATGCGGGCGGATGGCAACTCGTCAAGCAGGAGCACCGCAACCAAGGCGTCGATGCGCTCGAGCAGCCCGGGGAGCTGGGCGACGGTGGCCGGGGATAGAATGAGGACCATGAGGTTGGTCTCGTTGAGGCGGGAATCAGCGCGGGTATGGCGGGCGCTGGTCGGCCCTACTGGAGTGACCACTGCGGTCAGGCCAGCGACGTTTTGGAAGTCCATGTCCGGGCAAAGGTCCACTCCGGCGGGTATGCCAGAAAGGCTGACGGCGGCGGCCAACTCCTCGCTGAGCTTTACCAGAGGTGTGTTGTAACTCATGGCTTAGGCTCCAGGATGAGGGTATCGGAGGCAAGGCGGGTATGCACTCTTATGATGCGGCTGCTTTGGCGGGTGTGGTGCAGCCAGCAAGGTTCGCCGTCCAGGGCGGATACCAGGTAGCTGTTGCCGCCGGCGCTGATGATGTCGCCGACCTTGGGGGTGAATCCGGGGGGCAGGTCTTCGCTGAGGATGAGGAAGTCGGTGAAGCGCACGTGCATGGCGAAGCCGTCCGCGTCGGTGCTGCTGGCATGGGTGTGGCCGTAGCGGGCGCGGGGGCTGCAAAGCAGCATCTTGTCGCGTCGGTATTCGACGCGCGGACGTATGAGTAGCATGTCAACCAGGATGTCTTCGCCGGCGGTCTGCATTTTTATTCCTCTGTGATCTCTGGGACTTTAACGCCGATTATGCGGCACTCGTAGTCGGTGCCGTTGGCCGAGCCTATGCTGAGTGTGTCGTTGACTCCGGACTCGATGTCTATGCCCAGGGGCAGCAGCAGTACGAGGGCGCCGCCCGGGGGCAGGGTCACGGCGGCATTTGCGCCCAGGTAGCTGCCGCCGACCGAAAGCGGGTTCTCGGCTCCGCGGTTGGCTACGATCAGGCCTTTGACGGTGGCGAAGGCGGCGGCGGCGCCGGAGGTGTCGTTGAAGTCGGAGAGGTCAATTTCCTCGGGTACAACCGCGGCGGCGGCCCGGCGCTCGAAGATGCAGTCCACCTGGTGGTCGCCGTCTCCGGCGCTGAAATTCTTGGCCAGGCTGACTTGATCGCTGCTGGCGAATTTGCCCTCGAGCAGGCCGCTGATGGTCTCGGCCTGCGAGGAGTTGAAGTTGATGCTTATGTTTGCAGGCATGATTGCTCCTTGTGCCGTAAAATCCCCTCCAGGCCAGGCCGGAGAAAGGGAAAGAAGCCTGACCCGGAGGGGAGGGGGTGGTTACGCGGTGAAGATCTCTGCTTCCTTGAGCTTGGCGACCAAGGCGGCGATGTCGTCGTTGACCTTGTTCAGGTTGGTCGCCAGGGTGGCGACGTCGGCGCGGTTGGCGTTGATGCCGGCGGCGATGTTGTCGTCGTCATCGGCGTAGGTTCCGGTGACGGTTACGTCGGCGGACGAGGTCGGGGTGACGTCGGTGGCGGTGGCAACAGGCGCTGCCACGGGGGTGGGCACTGTCACGTCCAGCGCACCCAGATTGCCGCAGTTAAGCAGCACCCAGAGCTTGTCGCCATGGTCGGCGATGGCGCGTCCGGCATAGGTGCCGGAAGCCGGGGTGGCGGTGAACTTTGTGCCGTCCCAGAAGACCAGGGCGCCGAAGGCGATGGCTCCGGCAGCCTTTGCGTCCTCTACGACGCCCTCGACGCGCAGGGCGCCGAGCTGGCCGGCGGGAATACCGCGCAGAGCCACGCCGTAGAAGTTGTCTGCGATTTTGACGACTGCGCCAGGCGCAACGTCGGCTTGCGGGCGGTAGTCTATGCTGCGCCCCTCTTGAATGAATCTAGCCATGATATTGTCTCCTTGGGGGGTTGGGGATTATGCGGGGGATCCGGCGACTTTGATGCCTGCTACCGGGTCCATTTTGCGCACGCCGAAGTCGAAGTAGGCGCGCCAGCTGAGGCCGAGCTGGTCGAAGACCAGGGCGCTGGACTCGATGGTGGGGGACTCCACGCCGTCGAGGAAGACGGCCTGGATGCTTGCCCTAAAGGTAGGCTTGGCCAGCAGGTAGTAGGCGGTGGAGCTGTAGCCGGGTATGGTCTCGTCCTCGAGGTAGGGCGACTCGACCGGAGTGTATTTGCCGGTGTGCGGATTGCCGCTGGGGACTACCTTGGCGCTGTTGCCCATGCCTATGGCGATGATCTGGTCGTTCTTGAAGAGCTGGCTAGCCAGGGTGGTCAGGCTGGGGGGCGTGAGCAGTATGCTGGGGGTGAGGCCGAGCATGCGCCCGCTTTGGTCGCGCAGTGCCATGAAGGCCTTGCGGGCGGCGGTGAGTCCCTCGATGCTGAGCGGGTCGTTGGCGAGCAGGTTGCCGGCGGCAAGGGTGAAGAAGTCGCTGTTGTCCATGAACTCTGTCCAGAATACCTGGTTGAACTTCATGGCGGCGACGAGTCCCAGCTCGGTGGGGATGGCGGTAAGCGCGCCCAGGTCGTCGTTGATGATGTCCTGGCGGGTGACGCTGAGCAGCTGGCCAAAGGTCTCGGCCTTGTTGCGGTATTCGGTCTCGGAAAGTTCGCCGTGCTTCAGCTCACCGGTGGGGCCTACCTGCTCAAAGCCGCCGTCGGCAGCCAGGCGGTAGGAGACGATCTCGCGGAAGTCTTTGACGTTGCGCTTGCCGGCGATCTGGCGCCAGGAGGAGTCAACTTCGCCGAAGCCCTGCAGGAGGGCGCGGGAGATCACGCCGCCAAGCAGGCCGTCAAGATTGACCTGGGAGACGCCGCTGACGCTGGCCTGGACGGCCTGGTAGCAGACGCCGTGCCAGTTGGAGCTGGTCAGCCGGCGGGGCAGGTTGACCCCGCCGTTGGCGGCAGCGGCCTCGATGATAAGCTCTTGCAGGCCTATGCCGGAGCGCCAACGGCGACTGGCGCTGTCTAGCGCCTCGCGTCCGTGAGCGGCCTCGATGGACTGCTCGGAAAAGCCGGCGGCATGCCAGGCGGCAGCGGCCAGTATGGGCATGGTGACGCTGGAGTCGCGGCTCTGGATGTTGGGGGCGCTGGGGCTGTAGCTGGCGTTGATGGCGTCAAGCACGGCCTTGCGGGTCTGGTCGGCGCTCCAGCCTTCTTGGCGGGCCTGGGTGCCGATCTCGGGATGACGGGCGCAGATGCCCTCGATGTCGCTGACGCGCTGGCGCTCGGCGGCTAGGGCTGCCTGGATAGCGCTGTTGTCGACGGGTGCCGGCGCAGGAGGCACAGGCGGGGTGGCGGTAGCAGCGACGTTGGGCGCGGGATCGACAGGCAAAGAGGCCTGCGGGTCGGGGGTGGTGGCGGGTTTCGGAGGCATGGTGGGT